TTGTGGCGCAGATATACTTCGATTCTTCCGCCGCACTGCTATCGGTAATTGCAATGTCTGTTTTCTCGGCCCATACCATCGCAGTGGTTGCACTAATCTGGCTTGGAAAGAGAGTCGACAGACTCATGGCACTGAATCCTCGACCCCTCGCAACATACAGATTTCTTAGTTGGGAGGAGCTAGGCAAAGATGACATGAGGCCTGACTGTAATCGGAAGAAAGAGATTGACCATGAGTCGGTCAACATGTGGGTCCAAATAGAGCACCACACTTTCCCCAAGCGGAAGTCAACAATCAAGGTTTGTGCCGAGACTGTTGCCCAAGCATGCGGTCAGGGCGTGATATTGGGGACAGGAGACCTCGAGGCGTGCGCTTCAGCCGCCGAGGGAGCGATGAGGAGGTTGAGCACAGTTAACGTGAACAAGACTGCCTTGTTTGAACGTGGCATACAGTGCCACAGAACGTTACATCTGGCTAAGGCGATACTGAAACACTCCAAAGAGAAAGGGGTGTCGCTTGAGCCGGACCTGGGTTTTTAAAGAGCTGCAGGAAAATCCGACGTCCTGTCAGCTACGGATATAGAGTCGGAGAAGTCGACCTGGAGATGCCTGACCGCGGAAAGGAAGACTCGAGCATCACTTTGGACAATGACCAGACTTTACGTAAGGTCACCGCAGTGAGCTTGGGACCCCACGTGGTGGGAGCAGCTAGACCACGGGTCGATAGGGATGACCCGGCGACAAAGGCCGCCGGTGCAATAAAACGGATTATGAAGCAGATTCCGCGCAGGCAACGAAATATGCTTGCAAAATTTGACCGCTTTAACCGGAAATGGTTGAAGAAAAACCTAGAACCTCTATCACCGCACACGGATACAAGCTTCGAAACTTGGATCGAACAGTGCCCATACACCGAAAGAGACAAGACACGAATGAAAAAGGTGTATGCAGATAACATCGAGACATTTGATGACATCACGGTCAGGATAGTCAAGGGCTTCCCAAAGGATGAGGCCTATGACGTCTACAAGCACTTGAGGTGGATCATGAGCAGATCCGATGAATTCAAGTGCATGTATGGCCCCTGGGTCAAATGTATCGAAAAAGAGGTCTACAAGCATCCAGCCTTCATCAAGTATGTTCCCACGAATGAACGAGGGCACTACATTACTGAAATGCTTGGTACCGATGGCCCCTTTTACGAGACCGATTACACTGCCTATGAGTCACAGTTCGACAAGATCGCCATGAGAATAATGGAATTCAATCTTTATGAGTATATGACCAGACTTGTTCCGGGCCATAAAGAATTCATGAGAATGAATTTTGGCGTGCTTGGTAAAGATAACCACATAGTTTCGAAGAACATGAAATTTAACGTCGAAGCGAGGATGTCCGGCGAGATGTCCACATCATTAGGAAACGGTTACTCGAATTTGATGACAATGCTCTTCGTAGCACATTATAAAAAATGTACTAATGTCGAAGGTGTCGTTGAAGGAGATGATGGCCTCTTCACTATGGTGGGGACACCGCCGTCTGCCCAGGACTTTGCCGACGTTGGGTTTCACATAAAGCTGCAACGGCACTCTGTCATAAATGAGTGCAGCTTTTGTGGTCTAGTCTTTGATGAGATAGACCAAAGGGTCGTAACAGACCCTCGGAAGGTCCTCCTATCCACCGCGTGGACTAGTAGGAGGTACCTTCCTGCCTCAGAGCGCACGTTGCATACGCTCCTGAGATGCAAGTCACTTTCTTTGTTAGCACAATACCCTGGTGCTCCAGTCATCCAATCAGTTGCCTTATATGGATTGCGCATGACTCAACATATCTCCAGGAGAGATGTCAATCGCATGATAGCAAAGATGGATGTATCCAGCTGGGAGAGAGAAAAGATGTTTCGTGAC